CTTGCAAATTCTTTTTCTAGCCTGCGGACAGCTTCTTGTTTGTGTTCATCAGTAAGGGCTACCATTTTTTAGTAGATTACCTTTTTGCTTTTTTTCGCATTGTTGTTGCCATTCTTTTTCTTTGTTTTTTTGCTTCGGTAAAAGACCTGTCAAAAACTTTATCTAATCCAGTTGCCGGTCCTGTAGCAAATTGTCTTTTGGTAGCCCTGTTAACCTTTTTTGTTAAATCGTCCAAAAGTTTTTGGTTTCTTTGTTTAACTCGAGATTTAGGTTTTTTAGCTTTGGCTGTAGCACCAGTTCCACTTTTTAATGAACCCGCACCACTCCCAAGATAAGTTTTTTTTGTTTTTCGTTTCCCCATAGGTTTTGGCATATCAAGTCTCCTTACATGCGTTTCTTTTTATTTTTCTTTGGGGGTCGTCCTCTTTTAGAACCGTATGTTCCTTTTCCTTTAGGCATGGATCACTTCCTTTTTTTGGCAGTTTTTGCCGATTGTTTAAACGCTTTTGTTGTCGGTCTACCTTTTTGACCGGGTTTTCTCATTTTTTCTCCGGACCCTGCTTTTATCCTTTTGCGTTTGGCATGGATATTTTCGTAAAGTCCTTTTCTAGATTTACTTTTAGCCATTTAGAACTCCTTGAATAGGCTTAAATAGGGCTACCACTTTGCTTTATTAGCCCAATAAGCTGCGGACATTTTGCCTTTGGCTATATTTTTTCTGTGTCTCGCTTTAAAAGACTTGGCTCGTTTGGTCATAGTTCTGTCACCTGTGACTCCCTGTTGTCCAAACCGAATCGTTTTTACTTTACCCCCCTCTTTTGCTACAACGACATGGGATTTAGTAGGGTGGGAGGGTGTTCTTTTGGGTTTGTTATACCCGGACACCCCTGCACGTTTTAATCTTGAATCTTTTTTTTCAGCCATTTCTTTCTCCCATTTCACGTCCACTTAACCTTAAGGCGGACGTAGAGCTGTTTGGGTAAGGAGGTAAACAAATATTAAATATCAACAAAAAATAAAATTTATAACCCTACGCCCCTATTTAAAAATACCAAAAAAATAGAAAATCTCCAAAACTTTGAACACCTACCCATAAAAACGAACACCACTAAAGAAGAAAAGAAGCAAAAGAAGAAAGGCGTTTTATATCCCCCTAAAGGGGATATATAAAACGACCCTTAACTCTACGAAGAGAAAGATAGCGTCCCAGTCACGAGCGTTGCACAGCGTTTCAAATAGCGTTGCATGAAACACTTAGCGTCCCTTCTTATGTCTTTATAAGACAACGAAAAACGCTAAGTTAGTCACGAGCGTTTCAACCGTTACGCATGAAACGTTGCATGAAACGGTAAACGTATTATCTAGGAAAACTCACAAATTTGGTTGAAAGGAGAGCTTATGAGCTTATGGCAGGCGCCCCCCTTCGCCGTTCAACTTTGGGACTTTTTTTATGTGACACCCCTAAAAAAAACACGGGGTTGCGCTGTGCCTAACGTCGTCGGCGCTATTCGCTGTTGGAAATTTCTCGAAAATTTCCATCGATTGGGGTACCAGTATCGCCGTCGATTGTGCCTGCATCGCCATCGCTTGCGCCCCGATGGCGTGCGAATTCGAGCGCTTGCAGTAGCTCCGATGTTGGCAACTCTAGCAAGTTATGATCGACCGATCCGGTAACTTGCACTTGCTTATCGGCGAACCCGCAAAGCGACGCCAACGAATCGAGACATTGACGACCGGCGCTTATCTGATTGGCGCTTTTCGCCCGCTCCAACAAATCAATGTAGTTCTCGATCAGAAATGACTTGCTAACAAGCGCTTCCTGATCAATTTTACTGATAAGACCTTGCTTTTTAGTAACAATTGCTTTTCTCACTCGAGGGTGCCGTAAAAGCCGGCTAGCACTAGGATTAACGGAGCTATCCGGCCGGTCGTGGGCATTATATGCGTCCCGGTAAGCTTGGGTAGCATTCATACCATTGTTAAGGTAATGAGTTACAAACAAATCTTGTCTTTCATTCAATGCCATAGCTATTCCTTACTGATTAAAAATGATTGTATGATTATTTTATCAACGGATACACGAATAAATGTTGACACGTCGCAAAAAGGGGTGTATTGTACCTAACAAATAAATAAGTTTTACTTGGGGGTAAATAAAAATGCAAAGATTCAAAGATTTAACAAATAATATTGAGATACCCGAGGGTTTCGCGCTTGATGAGTCAACATTAGATTTGAACAAATCGTCATGGCCTGCAGTCTATAACGTTACTGATGATAACAGGCCAACATTTAGAATTTTGTTTTATGACTATGTTGGATGGAGTGAAAGCCAACGCATAAGTGATGAGCTTTTAATTGAGATGTGGGGGGAATATTATCCGAATGATGGAATAATCCACATTCCAAAATATTGTGTTCAATATGCCGAAACTTTCGAAAAATTAGAAGGAGGAATAGACGGTCACGATATTGATTGGCTACATGATGATTTGACTGATGATTGGAACGAAGTATTAAACGCAATTGAGCAATGGAAAAAAACGCAAAATGAGACAACATTGTTGCAAGATTTAGAAGATTTAGTTAGTGAATTTTCAAGGGGAAAGCTAACAGAACCACAAGTTATAGAAATCCTAGAATCGATTGTTAAACACGAAAAAACGCAATAAATAAGTTTTACCTTAAGGGGGTAACAAATATGCAATACGATAGTTTAAACAATTTAAAAATACTTGAGGAATCTAATGATATAAGTACCCATATTGATGTCTACGAAAGTTTTATTTCGCATTGCTCATCAATAGGCGTTGATTTAAGTGATGGCGATGCATCCGAAGTGTTATATGGATTAACGCCTAAAGATTGCGAGTCTGAAAATCAGTATAAATATATTGTAGATTTTTTAAAAAGATTTATCGACATATGGGAAAGCAAAGAATTTTAAAGCAATAAATAAATAGCGAGCGTGGCACGAAACGTCATTCGTTCCACGCTCTAATCACTTAAAAGGGGTGCCTTTCAAATGACTACTGCAAATATATCAGAATCAAAATTACTTTCATACTCGAGTACTAAGATTGAACATTCAAACGGGTATGGGAGCGAGTATTACACAGCAATTATGTACCTTCAACCATCGACCCAATCGGGTAAAAATTTATGCCCATATTCTAGCGCCGGCTGTGAATTGGCATGTCTGGTAACTTCCGGACGTATGAACATGGCACAGCAAGCCAGACACAACAGAACACAGGCATTTAACACGAATCGTGAAGCTTTCAAAATTCAACTATTCGGCGAGATTGAAGCGCATATCAAAAGGGCGCATAGAAAAGGATTGAAGCCGGCTGTCAGATTAAACGGCACTAGTGATATAGCTTGGGAATTAGTTTACCCAGATATGATGCCCAAATTCTCAGAAGTTCAATTCTACGACTATACAAAATTCCCAATTAATAAACGTACCAGAATACCGGCAAATTATGATCTGACTTTCTCGAGATCCGAATCTAATCACGATCAAGTTATACCAACACTAGAAGCCGGTCGCCGTGTCGCCGTCGTATTCGATGTAAAGCGCAATGACCCGCTACCAGAAATATACCTTGGCTATCCGGTAATTGACGGCGATTTGCACGATATGCGATTCCTTGACCCGCAAGGCGTAATTATCGGATTACACGGTAAAGGCCGAGCCGGTAAAGATAGGACCGGCTTCGTTGTCCAGGTCGAAGATTTTATGCAGGAAATAATTTTAAATCAAGTAGCTTAATAAAATAGCGCCCCTGTTAGGGCAGGGGCTAGTTACCCTGGAGGGTATAAAAATGAGCCATTTAGTTAACGATCAACACGACGAATACGTTTTTGAATACGTATGGGAAAAGTTATCCGAAAAGTTAGGGAGAGACCCAACGCCGGAAGAACAGGAATCAGAAGTAAACAAAGAAATGGAAATTATAGGGAGAAATTAGATGAGTTCAGATATTGGAGAATACATAGTTTGTGATGAATGTGAAGAGAGACGTTTTATTGAAGACCACCATTGCCCAAAATGCGACGCTTGTTGGAGCGTCCGAGACGATCCAGAGCAGGATTTAGAATTGCCGGTCGGCATATGTGACGATTGCAAAAGCAAAATAAATAATTGATATAATCAAAGCAAGGAAAAGGTAAACGATGGATAATATATCTGAAGAAATTTTTATCAATAAAATATGCCCTGAATGTGACGATCAACTCGACGAGTCGAGGGCCTTTGAGTATGGCACGGGTAAGTTCATGTATGAATGCAAAAGTAATGACTGCGACTGGGAATATATCGGGGCAGTAGTTCCCGATCTTTTAACAACGGACCAAGTCGCAGCAATTACCCATAAAAGCGCTCGGCATATTCGTGATGAGTGGTGCCATCCAGAGACGGGAATATTGCCGACTCTCAGGATTCCGGGAGCTAAATATATTTACATCGAAAGCCACGACCTAAACCGAGCAATTAAGAGCGGGAAAATTCGTAAGAAAAAACGGAACAGATAACGGAAATTCTCCCACTATTCTCCCATTATTCCATGGGAAAACCCATGCGTGTATGTTAAAAACGTTCATCACGTTGCACTAATTTTCGTGTAATTAGTCACAAAAAATGGCTTAATGTGAAAAGGGCAGGGTAGGAAATTGTAAGACAATAGTATTATCAGGACTGCGCTCTAACCGCCTGAGCTACAGGCCCATTTTCGCTATTTTAGCTACGAAAACGGGGTGTTTCCGTTGTTTTCTCAACCCCTTAAAAAGGATATTCTCCCATTATTCTCCCACTTTTTCTGAGAAATATATTTTTAAGGAACACTTATTATACATTAACTAAGTAAAAAATCGTCATGTTTTTTCTGCACATTAGAAACGTGAATTACGTCTGAACCTTTTCTAAGATGCCCGTATCTATCAATGGTAAATGCAACGCTCTTATGACCTAATCTTGTTGAAATTTGTTTGTCAGATGCCTTTTCCTCTATCAATTCACTTACATGATAATGTCTTAAATCATGTAATGTCCCCGGTTGTATTTCAACATCAGATAATCCGTTTTCAAATTTTTTATTTGCTTCATTCCTAGCCCTAATAAATGCCTGAGTAAAAGAACTTTCTGCAAATAAACTTCCGTCTTTATGAGAAAATATGAAATCACTTTGTTTAGGTAAATTGATACTTCCTCTTTTAATGTTATTTGCGTGTTGGATTTTTTTTTGTTCCTCTAATATCCTGACAGCAAAATTGTCCTCGCCACAGTAACCTAAAGATATTTTTCTAATAGAAGCAGGTGTTTTTGGTGGGTTAATTGTTCCATCTGCTTTAATTACAGTCCATTGTTTTTTGTTATCGTCATAAAATAAACTTCTTTTAACTTGTAAAAAATGAACCATTATTTTTTCATTTGTAGAATCATTCATAACAGGTTCCTGGGTCCAGTCTTTCCATTGTAAAGACAATATTTCATTGCGCCTTAAACCTGTGACAGATGCTAGTAGGGTAGGTAACATAAAAGATGTTTCTTTCATACAATCTGCTATAGCGTGTACCTCTGCGGTGCTAAAGTAAATGTCTTTCGATGAGTTTTTGTATTCTGTTACTTTGTCTCTAAAATTCTCTGGGAAATTGGGCAAATAATTTTTTGTAATCCAATTTTTTTTAACAGCATAGTCTAATGCTGTTCGTAAACAAATAAGTTCCTTTTCAGTTGTAGTAGGGGCAATCCGTACTGGGTTTGGATGTTTTTGCCATAAAACCCATTCGTTAATTTTTTGATTCCATTTGTACTTTTCTCTAAAATTAATTATGGTTTCATAATGTTTAATATTTAAATCTTTAACCTTTGGGTTATGAGCTAGTATGTGTTTTATAAGATTTAATGCTTGCTCAACAGATTTTTTTGCGCTTGTTTTTTTAAAATGCTTCTTGTCTAGGTACATATCAAAGAGTTGAAAGAGCGACATTTTGTCGTTTGTTTCAAATACTTGACCGCTTGCATTCCATTGTTTTTTTAGATCGTAAATTGCGTTTATAGCTTTTGTTTCAGAGGGGTATGCACCTTGGCTTTTAAGTTTTTTGTAATGAGCATTTTTGTACGCTTCCCTTTCTGATTGGGGCATATCTTTTGGGTACACTAACGGCTCGCCTATTTTTGAAGCCCAAACTTTTCCACTTTCGACAGTTTTGCCATCAACGACATACTCACAAAGGAAAAACCATTTACGCTCTGGATTGCTGTATCTTAATTTTTTTGGCATTGTTTATTCTCCTTCGCTCATAATGATTTGCGCCCTTGCGTTAGCAAGTTCTGTAATGGATTGCAAATAACGATTGTCACGTTCGAGTAAGTACTCTTCTATAGTTGGCATAATAGTGTGTTCCAGGTCATCCAACACTAATTTAAAAAAATCATCTTTTTTAAGTTTTTTCCCATCTTTATCTTTGTAACTGTCGTAATGAAAAAAGATTGTTAATTCCCTGTCTTTATTTTCAGGATCGCCATATATATCAAGTACTTTAACTCCTGCGGTAGTCATTTCTGGCCGTGTTTTGGGATTGGAGATATACATATAAGGAGATTCAATTGTGGTTTGCGTAACAAATTTGTGGGGTAAATTCTTAACGAACTCAGACGATTGGGGAACCTTGCCAGAAGTGTATATTTCGTAGTCCATAAAGGATTCTTCATTTATTTCAAAAGCCAACCCCCGTACAATCCTAAACCTATCGTATTTACAGTTGAGTTTTGTCCAGATTTCCTTCTGCAAGTATGATTCTAAGTGCCTGCTACCCCACTTCCAACCCGACATTGTCCGCATACTAATAGGATTGTCTGAGTATGTTGGAAGCCCTGTAGCCATATCCGTTTTACTAGAACATTGTTGAATAGAAAAATTGATTGAAGATTCTATAAAATCTTTTGCAGCACTTGTTAGGTCGTTAAAGTTATCGACAATCTTTTCGTTTATCCTTTTAAACCAGTTACTTTTAGCTATATTTAAAGACTGCACTAAAGATACATCGGCTCTAATTTTTTCTGCATATACATCAGGTAAATAAAATAAAGGATTTCCTGCATCTGGGGAATCCTCAAAAACTTGCATGTATTTTTCTCGCATGTCATCTGTAAAATGAGTAGTTCCGTTTTCTATTCTTGATAATGTTTTCTTGTTTATGCCTAAAACACTAGCAAACTTTTCTTGATTACTTCCAAAACCATAAGTAGGTAAACTTCTAAGGTCTTTTAATCTTTGAGTTAAAGGTCGTTCAAATAAAACAAGTAAATCAGTTGTATCCGGCTCGCCAGTTACAGGGTTTTGTCGGAGATTAATTCTATTTTGTAAAGCTTGTTGTTTGGTTTTCGAAACCATTTCTTCAACTCCTGTTTTTTTTCGATTTTTGGGCTAAAAACCCCAATAAGACAAAAACTGTCCTTTCGGCTCGTGCCTAGCAGGACACGATTTGGGGTTGCATGATTCTTTTTTCCTGTTATGTTGAGACTCCCCCTTTTATTGGTGGGGTTAATAAGTAGTATCAGTAGTGGTAATGGAGTAAATTATGCAGGAAGACAAGTTTGAAACGAAAATAACTGTTGACGATCTTTTTACTGGGAAACAGACATCGTATCTTCTGACAGATGATATAAGTCTTCGGAAGAATCGCTCAGCTCATGGGCTACTCGAAGAATTGCGTGTTGCAGAGCTGATGGAGTCTCTCGATAAAACCGAAGAAGATTCTCCTCATCTTCAGTAAGGTCTTTCCAAATTTGCAATTCATCTATTTCTTTTTTGTCTATCATGCCTAATTCTATAAAGGCTTTTATTACAGATTCCCCTGTAGCTGCACAAATGTCAGCTATTGCAGAAGCCGTGGTTGTCCCAGTTGTAGCCATTGAGCTAACAGTATTTACAGACCTGTCGGCAGCATCAGAAAGCGCTCTGGTCGAAGCAAATCTTTTCCCAGGACCGTAAAATTTCTTAATCCATTTTTTAACTTTTTGTTTGTCTGGTTTTAGTTTTTTAGTCTCAACCATTGCATATTTTCCTTACCTAAAATTCATGTTGATTTAGCCATCTTATCCAAATTAATATAAAAATTCAACTTTTTTATTCAACAGTACATAAATTTTCTTGACACTAAATATTTGTTGGTGGTACCATACAAAAAATCAAACAAATGTTTAACAAAAAGTGCAACATGGTAAATTCATCTAGACATTCTATATTTAACAAGAAGTCAATTGACGAGATTAATTCGCTCACAGGTTATACCTTTCACTATTTAGTGGATATAAAAGAAGGGCGCAAGAAAGAAACAGCTCAATTAAAAACTATGTTTGACTTGGTTTTGCGTTGCGATGAGCTTGAATCTATTAATTCTAATAAAGATGTACGGATAGCCGAATTAGAAACTCAACTAGAAATGGATAGGATATCTCATGGTGCTTGATCTAACAAAATACGATTACGTTAAAACATATTTTTTTACTGACGAAGACCCTGAGTTATCAGACCCAGAAGTCATGCAAAGGTTTTTAAGAATCAGAAAAAAAATAGAACGAGAACATAATATTTTAGGTTATGCCAAAGAGTACGGCATGACTATGGACGCAGAGCAAGTTGCTAACTATCTCAAGCTAAGCAAAAGCTCTGTATATGACTTAAAAAAGAAAGGCTATATTTTGCCCGCATCTATGACTAACGGAGAAAAAGGGGATCGATATATGACAGGTCATATTATTGATTATGTAGCAAAACGATTTACGTTAGCAGAAAAACAAATTAGCTATCAAAGGGGGTGAACTATGGTAGCAGAACAATATCCAAATATTCCGGGTATACCGGATAAACCAAAACTTAGATTCCATTATCCATATGGTGTAGATTCTGAGTTACTAAGAGCTTTTGACAAAGAGCAAGTTGACTTAGCATTCAACCAGGCACTTCCAAAGCTTTTAAAATTTGTCGATGCGTTTGCGGTCTATGACGACAATGATTTAGGTTATGCAAATCTTGACGTAAGCAAATTCGATAACGCACCGAATATGCAATTCAATTACCATGCCGATCTATTTAACGACAGCGACAAATATACTGTTCGGTTAGATGGAGCCATTGTATTTGAAATGACTATATCGGCAGGCAAACGTGAATATTCAATTCCCACAGGGAGATATCTCAGTAAAGTAGATTTCTACAAAGAATGTAAGACTACTGGAGAGAAGGTAATTGACTTAATAAATCAGTTGCCACGTTGGATTCAGTTGCAAAAGAATTACTTAAAAGAGATAAAACTAAAATTAATACCAGACTATCGCGTTTTAACATATTTTTCGCTAAAACACTTTGTCGAGATATTAAGTGTAGAAATTGACGAATGTCCCGATTGCGGAAGAATTATGAGTGACGACAACTCAGAACCATATTGTGACAACTGTGTTTATAAGGGGGGAACAGTTTAATGACATTAGAAAATATTACAGACATAGAAATAGCTGCAACCAACGCAATTGCGACAAGCCCAAAGCAGGCGACCCAGGAAGCTAAAGAGTGGGCAGAGTCTCTAATGCACGTTGTGGATACCGCTACAGACGATAAAGGTAAACCAACTATGTATGTCAATTTAAAAGGTAATAAGTACCTTAAAGTTGAAGCATGGGAATTAATAGGTAAGTTTGCCGGAGTGTCTGCACAAACCCAATCAGTAAATGCAGTATATGAACATGATGAGTGGAAGGGATACGAAGCTCATGTCATCTTAGTTGATAAGAATACTGGACAGCCGGTAGGTGGAGCCGCAATGGCGTATTGTGGGGAAGACGAGCATGTTGCACAAGGACAGTATACGGAAGGCGGCAAACGTAATGCGGTAATGTCTATGGCTCAAACCAGAGCTACTAGCAAAGCGTTTAGGCTTAACTTTGCATTTGTTGCCCAGTTAGGTAAATACCAGTCTTTACCTTGGGATGAAGTGACAGATGAGATGAAAGGTATTCCAAAGCCAGAACCAGAGTATCAGGGTGCTGTAACCATTCAACACAAAGGTGTAGAAGCTGACATTCCAGTTCAACCAAAACCAAAACAGGTTAGTGAACAAAATAAAGATAAGCCTGCTAGTGAAAAAACAATTGGTTACTTTATAAATATTGCCGACCATGTTAGCCAAAATACTCCAGATTATGCTCACATAGGAAACTGTGAAGACATCTTAGAGACTAAGAAAAAAATAGATGCTAATGAATTTGTTTCTCAAGGCGAAGCAAGTAAATTACTTGATTTATATAGTGAAACTTATAAGCAGTTATCAAGGTATTAAACAGCAGGGCGAACTGTAACTGCAACGGTTCGCCTTCATTACATAAAAATAATAGGTAGCGCTCTTTTAACCTATGGGGGCGCTACCTTTTCGTATCTTAAAAAGGTGGATTAATGACAGATTTATCACGAGAAGACAAAATCGACAGCTTATTACAAAAGCAAGTTGACATCTTAAATAAACTGTCTGAAATAGGAAACACCTGCACTTGTGAAGCCCGCTGTGCATGGCATGTATTCGGAAAACTCGAGATACAACTATCAACACTACTCTTAGAAAAAGAACGTGAATATTTTCTCAAAGAACAAGACGTAAAACTTTACGTTAGTGACGTAGCCGGAATGATGTCTGGCTTTAAAAAGTTTGTTCATAAAAAAATTGACGAGAAAGTTAAAAGAGAAAATTTACAACCAGTCCCAATAACCAGGAGAGCTATCGATGACATTGGATAACGATGTTTTGACCACCCGCTTTCCTTTACTGAACCCTGAACTTAATCAAGATCAGAATAACGGAACAGGCGTTTTAGCAAAGCGTTTAATATTCGATGGTTATCAGCTTAATTTTATTGCTAACGGACTGCACCCAAGATCAACAGGACCCCATGCAACAATTTCTATTTGTGAGCAAAGCCCTAATTTTAAAATTGATCCAGAGAAAACCCCATACGGTAAGTTAATTGCCTATGACACTTTTAATATAGGTAAAGACAGCGACAGGGGAAGGCTTGCAAATTCTGCTTATAAATTACTAGTTCCTAAAGACGAAAAATCATACAGCCCTTACAAAACAGTTGGGTACGATAATGATTTTTTGAAAGTTGATATGAATGAATTCTGCAAACAGATTGAACAAGTCTGGGAATCTCAATTTGATTCAGAATTAACTACGGGAGACCCGACCCTTATTCAAAAACATCGTATACATTCTTTCCTGCCGGTAGATGGAGGCAGTATTGTCTATGCACGTCCTAAATCAGGTAAGTCCTTCTTAGCACTTGCTATGGCAGTTTCTATTGATAGTGGCGTAAATAAATTCTGGAAAGTTGAACAATGTCCGGTGCTATATGTCAATCTGGAAAGGTCTGCCAGAAGTATGCAACAAAGATTAGGTAACGTGAATCGGGCATTAGGTTTAAAACCAAACCGACCACTCAGATTCTTACATGCCAGAGGAAGATCACTTAAAGACATTGTAAATCCTATTAAAAAAACAATGTCCAGACATAATATCAAGTATGTGATTTTAGATTCTATATCTAGGTCTGGGATGGGAGACCTTACTTCAAATGATGTAGCAAATCGTATTACAGATAGCCTTAATTCTATTATTGAAAAAGGAGATAACGAGAGAGGATATCTCGCTATTGCTCACACTAGTTGGAGTGAAGAGCATGTATATGGAAGCATCCATTTTGAAGCAGCAGCCGACTCGATTTGTTCAGTAAAAACTTCAAAGAATGAATATAACGAACTAGGAGTTCAGTTACAAGTTGATCGTGGTAACGATGTTTCGTCCGGGGTAGAACTCCCAATGCTTAAATTTGCCTTTAATGAATTTGGTTTGAATGAAATTTCTAGTGCTTCAGCAGATGATTTCCCAGATTTAATTCCCGACACATTAAGCGAACGCATAAGTAAATACCTTGTAAGAAACCCTGACAAAACCCCAGTCGAAATAAGTGAAAGTTTAAAAATTAACGACAGTTCTGTTAGAGGAATTTTGCATCGCAATAAAGAAATGTTCAAAAAGAACGGATCGACATACAGGATGGCAGAAGAATGATTCAATTATGTTTCAGTAATATTTCATTCGTAACAAATGAAACATCTGCATCTAAAAAGCCGGTTTGTAAAAAGTGTAAAAGCAAAGACCTATCAAAAGATGTCGACGGGTTCCCACTATGTGTTCATTGCGGATGGGTTGATTATTCAAAAGATATTCCTAAAGCAAAACAACCCAAGGCAAAGCATTTGAGAACAGCTTCTGTGCTTTTGAAATACATAGGTGTTGGGAAAAATTTAAAAGAAAAACTGTTACAGGTTTATGTGAAAGATAGTAAAGGTCAGCACAACGAATATAACAAAATTAGATACGAAGCTAACTGTCCCTTTTGTCCGGGCAACAACAGGATTCAAGCAACCAACCGCAAAGTTTTTATAGGCAGAAAAAATACATTCATCAGATATTTAAATTGTTCAAACAAACACAAAATTAGATTTATAGAAACTAATGAGGAAGGGTTATTGGGATGGCAATAAAAAAACCAATAAAAATAGTATTGCCAAATCTGCCACCTAAGGAAGCTAACCCTAACAGTAACTCACATTTCTACACACGTTCTCGTGTACGCAGAGAGCAACATGAACAGATGATTGGGTATGTACTGGAACAAGGAAGACCTGATAAACCTTTTGATAAAGCACACATCACTATAACGTGGCGTGCTAAAGATAAAAGAACACGGGACATCGACAACTTGCTCTCAGCGATGAAAGGTAGCATTGATGGACTTGTAGAAGCAGATGTATTAGTAGATGACTCAGCTAAACATCTGTCTTACACCTTGTTCTATGAGTGGGGAGATGACGTTACAGAGAATGAAACTATTCTTGAGATTACAGAAGCATGAAGTGTACTCATCACTACATAGTCGAACCGCCAGACGGATCAAGTACAGGTAACGGACTTGTATCCATAGGAGTTTGCAAAAATTGTGGCGATAAAAAGATTCACTCAAATGATTATGACGCTGAGAAGGTAACCCTTAGACAGATAAGAAAAGGACAATGGAGAAAGATTAAAAACTTTGTAATTGGAAACGGAACACCGAGAGTTAAATGAGCAATGTGGTTACACCTACCTACAATACAATCAGCATCTGCTCCGGATACGGAGGAATTGAACTTGGACTCAATCAGGTTATCTCAGCTCGAACAATCTGCTATGTGGAAATCGAAGTTTCGGCAGCAACGATCTTGGCTACTCGTATGGAAGAAGGACATATCGATAAAGCGCCTATCTGGTCTAACCTTAAAACCTTCGACCCTAAACCATGGCGTGGAAAAGTGGATATCCTCACAGGTGGATTCCCATGTCAGCCATTCAGTATTGCAGGGAAAAGAAAAGAACAAGACGATGATAGAAACCTCTGGCCAGATGTCGCAAAACTCATTAGGGGACTTGGGGTTCCAATCGTCTTTCTTGAAAATGTTCCCGGAATCCTTAGATACTACTGGGACACCATACGACCTGAACTACGAGAGATGGGTTACGAAGTTACGGAAGGACTCTTCACGGCGGCAGAAACAGGCGCACCTCATAAAAGAGAAAGACTTTTTATCATGGCGTACTCCACAAGCATCTAATCTGGGAAGTCGAAACAAAGGATATGGAAAAGTGTTAAACGAAGAAGCTAAAAACTGGCCAACACCAAGGGCCAGAGATGATTTTGGGCCACAGCGATCTATGGTTGATGGGCAATGTATCTCTCCTGATGGTCAAAGATGGGGGCTTGATCTTCCTATGGCTGCTGTAAACTGGCCTACTCCAACGACTCAAAAAATTTCACATAAAGACATGGAAGTAAATGAGAAGGGTCGGAGAATGACTAAAGATAAAAAAGATAGTCACTCCCTCAACTTACAAGATACAACTGCTAACTGGACCACGCCTTTAGCGGATGACACAGGAATGAGAAAAAAGAAATTCGCCCAAGGTGGCACCGCATTGTCATTGCAGGCATTAGAGGAGGAAAAATCATGGCCGACACCGGAAATTTACCCGTCTATCCCCCCGGACCCAAAGAAACAGATAGATGGACACACATGCTCAGTATCGTGCCGAAGGCTCAACCCACATTTTGCCGAGTGGTTGATGGGGCTATGTCTGGGGTGGACATCCGTCTCAGAGCCATTGGAAACGGAGTCGTTCCAAGCGTGGCAGCAATTGCTTTCAGAACTCTTGCAAAAAATCTCGGATTAAATTCTTTAATTAAACATTCATCCAATATGAAGACCTAGAGTCGTTCGTAAAAAACGCTCTCCGTGGCTCACAGACTTGTCGTAGTCGTGGGTATGTTGTGCGATTTGTGCCTAAGCTGCTTTAGCTTTAACAGGGTCTTGTATAGCTTTCACAAGTTTCCAAAACTTAGACATAAGCTTTGATCGCTCTGCTTGAGAGATCGATCCGTCATCCCGGATTGATTTCTCAATTTCCTGTATCAACTCAACTGCTACCGGCAACACATGAGAATACTGCATCGCCAACTTCATTGCTTTGAACATAACGTTCTCCTTTGCTCTTTAGAGCTATTCGTTTTCTAAAACTTTTAGTGACACGCCACCTAGGAATCCAAACAAGGACCCTAGGACAGCGGTTACAATTTCGGTTGCTTCCATTTTGTAGCCAATATACAAAGCGAAAATACTGAAGCCTGTCGCTAACAGCATACTTAGAAGTATTTGTGGTCGAATTTTTCCTATCATTTGTTTTCTCCTACATGAAATATCTGCCGATGATCGAGCATCCGAGCAGCTATATCTCTGTACTTATCTTCTAAATTGCTCTGATCTTTCAAATATTGCAAAGAATCTTTTTGCGAATCTAACCATTTACAGGTATCGCATTCTCGTTTTGTTTGATTAGCTACCATATTTATTTGACACTTACGTTCCTTTCAACAATGTTGTTTATGCTTGGTATAGAACTTACTTTTACAGTGCCAACTGATCCATCTGTAGAGCCTATTCTGAAACTGGCATTATCAATTCCTGTCCCATTTCCAAAAATAGATCGATCAGTATCTGTACCTTTAATCACAACTGAACTGCAGGTTAGGTTAGCTAAGTTAATCCCTGTGTTAAATGCAGAGACTCTTTCAAATCTAATTGTTCCAATAGTAGTTGTGGCAGTTCCGGAGTTCTGGATAATAATTCGGTCAACATCCACTCCAGATACTTCAGGTATATTTAATGCTCCTCTGGTACTTCCAAAGCGATAATCTACCGGGTCGTTTGAAAGAGTTCCATTTATAGATACTCCATCAGCTGTAGTAGTTCCGACAGATAATGAATAAATAGTTGATGTCCCTAGTTTAAATGTAGGTGATTCGACATCTATGATCTCTAGTTTTTCGCATACGATTGAACCACTTCCAGTACTGGATATAGATATTGCATCAGTAAAGCTAGGGCTATCGGCACCGACATTAACATCTGTAAATATAATGTCTTGGATTCTTGCTCCCCCAACTTCTAAAAATAGAGTTTGAGTTGGCTGAGAATTTCTTTGACCTTCTCCAATTGTTTTTAAATCTCTAGCCTGAGAAGCACCTGCATCATAAATTGCAGGTTCAGGATATACTGGCACTTGATCTAATCCCTCTATGGAAAAATAAATAGCACCAGATATAACTAGCGTAGAAACAAGTAATGCAGAAGCAACAATAGATTTACTTCTTTTGCCCAAATTTAATCCTGTAATGGTTGGGCTTTTTAAATTAAAAGAAATCGGTAAAGTTATTTTAAATTTAATTAAAGGTATGCTGAGGGTTGGGAAGTGAATCTGTCTCTCTTTAATTATTAATTTCCATTTTTTCATCAGAACCTCCTGTTAATTAAGTTCTTATTTTTTGTTTCCCATGTCTTCAAAAATCTTTGTTAACCCTGCAGAAACGGGCAAAGTCATCACGGCCAAAGCTGTTAACAAACCCTCGATATTCTCCAAGGTCTCCTGAGACGTTGTAGCACTCCAAATTATTCGTGCGGCAAGGAAAAGCCAAGTAAAAACAATAGGAGAAAAAATAACTAACACTATTAGTTCACGACCCGTAATAGTCGTAGCTTCTTTCACTTCTTTTTGTTTTTTTTCAGATGTCATTACCCACCTCTAAATTTGATAGCTAAATATGCTGAAACTCCTATAGATATTCCTGTAACTATTATTCCTAAAACTCCTAATTTTTTTGTTCTTTGCATTGCTCTCCTTTTTTCTAGGTCTATCCTTGCAAATATCTTTTGCAAGTCTTGAACTTGATTACGTAGTCGTTGTTGTTCTTGATCTTTGTAATCCATAACCACCTCTTAACTCTCTCCAGACTTAGGTATTTTTCCTTGATTAATAGCGTGTCTTTTAACTGCTTTCATTTGAGCAATTCCCAAATGTGTAAGCCCACCAAATCCTGCTATTCCACGATTGTTAAATTCTTGAAAACTGTCTTTCTTTTTTCCTACACCTTTAGCTTTCCATTCTTTCGCCCAGGTGTTTGCATAATTAGTAACCATAAGCACAACATCTTCCGGATAATCGTGACGTTGCAACATGTCATCAAGTGCTCTTTTGATACGAGCCAAAGCCTTATCGTTTTCTTCTCCGACCAATTTAGCCAAAGGCATTCTTCCTTCAGGTATTTTCATGATGCCACCTTCTCTATAAGTGTTAATGTACAAAGTCCCGATCTTTCTGCTAATGAGTTTGGACCACCTGCTTCCCATGTTTTTAACCCATAGGAAAAGCTACTTCTCTCTCTGTCTGCAGCTACAAATTTATCGACTGCTCCAAACTTAAAACTAATTTGTGCAACGCTGTTAATTAATGTTTCTAAATTAGAAATTACTGTTTCTATTGACTGTCCTGTCTGCTGTGCAGTTGCATCTATATCGACAACCATCTGATGTTCATATGCAGTAGTAGGAGATACGTATCCCTCGACTACAATATCTCGTAATTTGGGTGTATCAGTATTTGTATTGCCACGATTGATATTTAATCTGAGTGCCATATTTTTAGCTGATACTCCTGCACCTGACGCAAACGGAAGTTTAGATGTGGCAGATGTAATATCGCCTAGGTCAGTTGTCAGCGCTGCATTATCTAAACCATAGTCAACATTGATATATTCTTTATCGGATCCCGTAGAAGAATCTAAGTCATCTGCAATGACATGAGCATTTAAGAAGTTCTTATTTTCCTGTGGGATACCTAAATCAAAGAATGGTAAATCTATGGTTCCTGATTGTCCTGCGCTATGGTCTTCTCTTTTTAGTGCTACTCCACTTGCAGGGTTAGTTAATGGATATTCAATATAATGTGATGTAGATGTACTAGTTCCTGTAGAAATATTGTAATGAAGTAAAGGTGTACCTATACCGCCATCGTCTGCACTAGATATATCCATCCATTGTATTTCTCTATCAGCTGTAGAACTTCTTGCTATATGATGCCAACCTCTGCCGTTCCAACACAAAATGCGACCATTGCGACTTGCAGCTCCACCACCTACTGATGCAAATAAAAAATCACCTGCCGAAACTAATTTTTTAAAACTACCTAATAAATCTGATGGAACACCATCTCCGTAATCCAATCCAAATCCGGCTTCTAAAGTTTTTGTGTTATTTGTATTTGTAAGTCTCCTCATACCTGCAGCAGTATTAGTGTCTGCTCCAACCGGGTACCATAAGGCTCCTTGATGAACAATCATGTCCCGACAATTGTCAGCAGAACCTGACATCTTATCTACATGTTCAATTGTCCAGTTTGTTGGTGCCGTATCACATTCATAAAGTCCGGTTTCAGTTCCTATATATAACTTCTGTTCCCCATCAGTACCTGTCATTACGGCAAGTCCCTTAATTCCGGAAGTAGAATATATATTTACGGCTGCTCCGGCTGCGTCATTTTCTATAGTCCAGTTATCGCCATCATCTGTTGACCTAAAAAATACAATTTTAGAATTTGTTTCATCCCATATAGCAGCAATTAATTCACCGCCAATTTCCGCTAGTTTGCCTGCGTCAATACTTTCTCCGGCTGTAACAGAGTTAAGTAATACATGAGAACCTAATTGTCCTGTACTAGATGCTGTCCATGTAGCACCATCTGTTGAAACACTTACATGAAACTCATCATTAGCTAGAAAAAGTGCAACTAAATTAGGGCCGCTAACAGCTAAATCTAGTGGCATTAATCCACCTTTAAATCTCATAGTTTGAACAGCGTGAGCAAATGAAGTTGAAGAAAATGTTTGAACTTGTGTTAATGAAGTATCAGGCGAATAATTTCTTGTGACTCTTGCTTGCCCTGTAGTAGTGGAATTTATAGATGTTCCACCTGTGCCTGCAGCAGGAGCTGTACCTGATGCTTCTATAAATGCCATATCAAACCCAACGTCACCTATTGTTACTGTAATTGCAGAGGTATTTGTTGAGGTTGCATTACTATCGCTATTAGATGTTCCACCTGAAACAGCACTAGATACATTGTTTAAAGCAACTACAATTGCAGTTCCTCTACCACCACTCATATCTCCAGAAAAAGTTGCTACAGCACTAGCAGTTCCAACAGCAGGGTTTGCTATACCAAACACAGTAACAATGTTATCGTCAGTTCCATCAGTACCTGCTGTACGTAATTTACTCATAGCAGAACCGCCAAAAGTAGCACTATCAGTAGTTCTGTGGCTACTAGTTTTACGAGTTCCTACAAACAAAAGAACATATCTGTCTTCTCCTGCGGTAGCTACATCAACAGAAACTGAAGTTCCTGATGTAACACTAGCATTAGCTGACCCTGTCACATAACCTCCATGTGAATGTAAGTTATCAACTTCGCCTGCTTCTTCCCATTGAGGGTCATCGTCACTATCAAACTTAGCACATGAGATTTCATGTCCAGTTGTGTCTTCAAATAACGCAAACAACGTACCTTTAAATTCTGCTGATGCCCTTATTCTTTCAAGACCTGTATGACTTGCAGTTGTTGATAGTAATGGTAGGTATATAGTTTCAAATCTTGTCTCAGATGTAGAGTTCCAAAACCTCTTATATTCTTCTGGGTCAAATGCTTTGTCAGATGATATTTTGTTTGAGCCAAATCCATTCATTAAATTAGGAATAACAAATGATTCATACGGAGCCGTATCTTCCGGTCTTGTGCGACCAGTTTCTCTTATCGGCTGAATGTATTGCTGTACAGGGCGTGTAGTTACCTTACTGCCATCTTTATCGCCCACTAAAGCATATCCGTTTGAATTTATTTCTACGTCAAGTGACATTAAAACACCATTCTTGGAACGGCTACTGGAGGGGCTTTAACTTTTATCAAGTTACCCTCAACCGCTCTGATATAAGATTCTTCATATTGACGTGCCATCTCAGCCCAATATGATGTAGGGTCTGCGGCAGCCATTCTAAGTGCGACAAGTTGTCTTACTTTGTCATATAGGGGATGTAATAATTCTCCGTCTACTTCGACTGTATCTGAATCAGCAGATACGCTAGAAAGCATGTCCCTTCCAACTATTCTGATTCTTCTTTTGTCAGGTAATATCTCAGAGAATCTCAACACTCCGCCGTCACTAGCTCCTGCTACCGGAGGAACGTGTTCCCAGTTTCTTAGTTCTGTATATGGAATATCAGTCATTTCACTCTGACCTAATGTCATCCATACCTCATCAACAAATACAGGTATTGCAGCCCCTGAAGATATACTTACCCCAACTGCTATAGATGTTGCTGTAGCACCTAAGTTGGCACTACCTTTTAAAAGTTCCCATCCTGTTCCGCTATGCGTTGCACTAAGGGCAGAACCTATATAAAGACTTACCCTAGATGCAGTCGTGCAATATACCCAAGCAGCAAGATTACATTCTTGCCCCTCTGTAGCTACAGCAGTATACGAACTAGATGTGGAATCGTAGGTTTGTAAAAGAGTTGTAACAACACTACTTGGAACTAATATCCTTGCAGAATTATCGCCATATAATACGCCGTAGTTTTCCGGGTTAGTAGTTTCAGCTTCCTGATTTACACTTGCACCTGACCCGCTAATTGACCAGTTGTCACAAGATGTAGTGGTTGTCCAATCTTCAAAGTCACCATTTAACAGTAAGTTATCCCCTGATTCAGCAGTTCTTTTATTTCCTAGATAAACTCTGTCTATCCTTCGCATAGTAGATGGAAGAGTATATGTATGCTGTCTGTTACCTGTAATGATAGTTTCCAAATCCCTTACCAAAGCAATATCTGGAAACACCTGTTCACGGGCTTCGTTATATAAACTCAATACATCACTCGGGTCTACAGCAGACAATTCATATGTAGCTCCACTAGAGTCTGCACTCCAGTTTGCACCTGCTGCTGTAAGGGTTCCTGACGATGCAACGTAATCAGTTAATCTTCTGATTTGTCCTGAATTATTTTGTGATGTTACTTGAATAAACCATCTATTATTAAAATAATCATTTACGCTAAATCTCTTTGTTAAATTAGTATCAATGACAGATGCGTTAGAAGAAGACAAGTTTGTAGTTACGGTCCCTGTTACAAGACCCATAGGTCTCAATATATCTTGTCTCATTGTTGAGAATGTAGTGGTCGGCATTAAGCACCTTCCTTATATTTAATATTTCTATACCAATTACGTTGATAGAATTTTCAACTTACCCCTTTTGCTGTACACCAGTTATTAACTAATTCAGTTACTTCAGAATTAGATAGTTCAGTTTCATCAGCAATGTTGCTAACAGATGTTACGAATGGATATCTGGTGTGAATATCTAAAACTCTTGTTATCAAATCTGCCTGAGATATAGTTTCTCCGCCGCCAGAACCAACACCAATTAGGGTTGAGTCATCAACATCGCCCCAGTAACCGCCATCGGATATATAGCTAGGAATTGCTTTGTTATCTAACGTATATTTAATGATTGCCATTTCGTGACTCCTCTAACTGAGGGACATATAAATAGTCATCTCTGATGATTGCTTTTAATCCAATTCGATTCATAACTAATTTATGAGCGGAATAAAATTCATTTGCCATGTGGTCTAAAAACTCATAGAGATGTTCAACCGATGGCATTTTTCCCGTATCCATCATTTCGTTAACTTGCTGAATATAATCCCCAACAATTCTTTCGGCAGTCTGAAGATGTATTCCGTACTGTTCAAGGTATTCAGCATTTCCCTGTGTGATATGCCCTGTCAGCAACATATCTCTGTGTGACTGGCGAAATGCCTGCATAATATGATGTCTGACCTCATCGTCTTCTGCGTCTCTTTCAGTCCAGTTCTCAGGTATTCCATTAGATATGCGGATTTCTTCCATTGCATCTTGAAACGTAGCAATTTCCTTGATTGCTCCTTCAATATACATAGCTCCACGCTCTTGTTGATATCTTGCTTCTTGTATACGAATACGACTCATCTCTGTATCTTTAGCAAGCCACTCTTTAATACGAACGTCTAATTTAGCATTTTTAAAATACGCATCCTCAATAGCCAATCTTTTCTTTTCTATCTGCGAAAGACATTGACGCATCTGTCGGTAAGGACTCATGGTCAACATAGTAAGTGTCATTAATTGGTTTGTGTGTTGAGTGTTACGTCTGCCAAGTGTTTTGTTTGCACGTTCAACTGGAACCATCTTCTCCCCAAAAATCTTGGAAATCTTTGCAGGAGTCATAGTTGAGAAATGCTTTGACATTCCTAATAAGGATTGTTCTATTTTAGCTAATGCATTCATGACCCTGAAGCCCCTCCTCCGCCTGCTGCTGCAAACCTGTCATAAGATGAATCAGCTGTGGAGTTATTCGCTATGTTCAGGGTATCTAGCTGTCCGGTATTATGAACAGAGGTAGTTCCCCAGAACACAGAGCTTGAGTTGTGGTCTACTGTTGATGTTCTGTTTCGAATCGAACTGAGGTCGCCGCCGTCAGTAGCATCGCCTGTTGATGCTATGGTCATGTTGTCCATAGAATCTAATGTAGCTGAAGCATTTTGCCCACCAACAACTACAGCTTTAGTTCCATTTGTAGCTATGTCAAAGGCGTTTCTTATACTTGTAAGGTCACCAAAATCTGTGCCGTCATCAGTTGATGTTATGTTGAAATACTCTACGGTATTTACTAGACCGCTACTATTTGCACCTCCGGCAAAGAGCGCTCGTGAACTATTTCCACAACCACCTAAGTTAGAACCTGCGTGTAGGTTACCTCCAGTAGAAGCATTTCCAGTTGATGAAAAAGTTATATAGCCATATGAGGTAGAATCGCCACCATTTCGTCCACCGACTCCATTAGAAAACACTCCTCTCGTGCCATTTGAACTTGCTCCATGAGCAGACCCGGTTGCATGTGTGTCTCCAAAATCTTGTGCGTCTCCTGTAGAAGCAGTAGTAATGTAATCTATCTGAGCTATATCACTACTGCCATCATTTCCTCCGTAAAAAACAATACGACCAGATGCTCCGGAAGACTCTGCACGACAGTACCACATTGTGTTACTGAGGTCCCCAAAGTCTTGTGCGTTGTTAAGACTTGCAATAGACACATAATCCATTACATTCACATAGGCGCTTCCGGTATAGCCTCCACCAAATATTCCTCGGTCACCTTGCCACGCATTTACAAGACTAGGCATATCCACGCCCATTATTTTTTCAATATCGGCTCTACTTACGCCCATGAATTTCTCAATGTCAGCATCATCGACTGACATCAATTTTTCAATGTCAGCCATTATGCTATCTCTACCATCGCTAATTGAGGATTGAAAAGAATTTTGTCGCCGTGCATACCGATTCCCAGAATTTGTACAAACTCCCCGTCATCGGCAGGAGCAGTAGCATCTAAGGCTCCTGCAGCACTATCACTAACATAAACTTCTCCACCTATGGTTAATGAAACAAAAGCAGAAGCGTCATGTGCAAATCCATACATCAAAAAATTACCTGATGCACCATTAGCAACGTCAGCAATAGCCATAGCTACAGCAGGCATAGTACCTGCAGCATTTGCTCTAGCAGGAGCAACTTGGTTAGCTGTTCCTGTCATATATACAACCTGACCTTTTGTAATGGTAGAACCAGTTGCGTTAGCAAAAGTTCCATAAATCCCGGTATACGCATCATCAGCGGGAGTGCTGTCTAGTACGATACCTTTACCGTCAGCTATAGTTACATCATCACCGGCAGCTATAGTTCCAGTTGATACCGCTCCTGTAGTTGTAATAGTAGATGAGCCAGTATCAATATTTCCAAAACCTGACGTGATAGACCCTGAGTCTAATGCACCTGTAGTTACTATATTAGAACTACCTGCAGCCGGAGCTGCAGAGATATCTGATAATACTTCCGATGCACTTCTACCTTCTACTGTAGTTCCGTCAATTCTAAGAAAATCATCGTCAACTACACCTGCGGCAAATTGCGCTGTGTCATGTTGTGAAATTCCTTTAGCAATTTGTAGTTTGTTACTAGAGATTTCTAATCCACTATTTGTTGCTAAATCAACAGCAGTTGATGCTGTACCAGAACTATAGGAGACACTAATCCCATCGCCACCTGCTACGATAACAATCCCTTTAGCACTAGCTGTACTGTCATCAGCAGATATAACAGAACTAGATGCAGTTAAACCTGTACCTGCAAGTAATGTTGCAAGAGCAGCTATAGTAGTTAATTGTTCTGTGCTACCATCACTATCTATGCTTGCTAGGGAATCTCCGTTTGTTGGAGTCACTGCAGATAATTCACTTAAATCAAGAGTTACGGTAACAGTGCCACTAGTGCCGCCGCCGGATAGCCCGACTCCGGCTGTAACGCCTTCAATGTCGCCTGTTCCGGGTTTTGATACTCCTGATGATAATACGCCTGCCATTAGTTCATACCTGGCACTTTGTTCCAGAATTCAAAGTCTATGGTTGCTGCATTAGAAGCATTTTCACGGATGACTTGAAATCCTGTAACTTCATCTCTCGATCTTAAAACGATAATATCGCCTGCCGCCCATTGCCTACCTTTAGTTGTAGTAGGTGCAGTTCCATCCCTTGTCTCAACAACAGGATTAGTCCTGACATACCCCTCTGCATAGTTAGCCTGATCGGGAACTGTCAAAGACGTTGCCGAATCAGTAACAGCATGAGTTACTAAAGAACTAGGAATAGGCGAAAAATTATTCTTAGCCATTACCTTTTCCTCTGTTCTGGTTATTGCCAGAACTTCTAGGAGCTTCCCGTTCAGCGAGCAATCTTATGGCTTCTGCCAGATTATCCTGACGTTCTAGTTCCCTTTGTTTTTCTTTTTGTATTTCGTCACCGTTAATGGTTGCCCATTCTCTACGGTGTCTTTTTTCCATATGTATTCTTAAATCATGAGAAGCTACGATGTTTGCTTTACGACATACAGGAAGTCCCATAGAGTTATATTTTTCTCTGTTGGGGTCATCTGCATGTAACATACATTTAATTTTGCCTTTGGAAGGTTCTAGGCCTTCAGGCTTTCTTGTAGTAAATGCGTATGTTCCGTCTTCATGAGTTTTCTGTAGTTGCTGTTCAAGCATGTTTCGGTTAACTGTGCTTCGGTCTCCTGTTCTTGTGTTGTAAACATAAACATAGCCGGCACTTCTTAACTCAGTTGCCGTCATCTGTATTCCGTTTGCATTACCAATAGGAGTTCCGACTTTCATATTGCCCGGTTCTTCTGCCTGCTCTGCATCTCTTAACATTTCATGTACTGAAGGTTCGTCAGCCATTACGTTCGCTCCTTTTTAAAGAGGGGGCCAAATGTACTTTGCCCTCTCTTCCACTTGTTTTTTTCTTCCACGTTGTCCCAGAAGATTTTGTTCCAGTCTCTGGGCTTAACTTCAGTTTTGGGTGGTGGTTTTAAATTCATATCCTGTGCTAGACGCATTGCTTCTTCCACCGTATATAGACTTTCACCTCCACCTTTACCGTCAGGTACACCACATATAAGTTGGAACTGCTCACCGAAGAGTCTTGCATCTCCAATGTCTCGTTCCATCCTTACTTTCCGGTCACTTCTAATAACCGTTATTGCTTGGTACCTTCTCAGTCCTTTGGAATCAGGACCCATCCTATTCATCTCAGAGAGGTAATAGCACGGCTCATGACTCCAAAGTTCCGATGTGGCTAGTTCAACAAGTTTTGCCACTTACCTCTCCTAAATGGTGAAGTCTCTAGCACTTCTTACATAGAAGTAATCAACATCCATGGTTAGTGCTGTAGTTGTTTTTGCTTCGACAACCAGGATTACTGCCATATCAACTGATGTTGAAACAGCACCTGTTTTTGTCTGCTTTAGAACACCATCGATATACCATCGGCATGTTCCGTTCTCTGCAATTTCGAGTCTCAAAATCTGAAACTCTCCTGCAGTAGCTACATCATCTGCATCTACGTTAGTAGAAGTGGTTTCACCTGTTGTGGTTCCACCGTTATAGATCATGTGCCAGTCTGTTGCGTCTGTTAGTTCTGAGCAAAATAAGAAACCTGCACCGTCAGATGCTGTAAGAGTTATAGTTGTGCCATTGCCGTGAAAGACATCATCTTCTAGAGAAACGGTGTCTGTATTAACATCGCTTAGTCCGAAGAATACTTCTCTGTTAGCAACTGCAGGTAACCGAACTCTAGCTTCAGCAACTATGGTTCCCATGTTTCCTACGTCAAACATAGCTGCAGTAGTTACACCGGCTGCATGCTTGTCTTCGTTTGTGGTAATGAACTGTGCAACACCATTTACTCCGTCAGAGTCTAGTGAGACTATCCCGGAGTCTGTTTCTGCAAGTCCGTCACCAATTACTCGTAGTGATCCGATATTTCCAAACGCATTAGTTAATGCGACAGGAATTTCTGCCCCTACGAAATCTTCAAATATTTCAATTTGACCCTTTGGTCCTTGAACTGTAGCCATTTGATTTTTCCTTCTGAAGCTCTAGCTCCAATTGCCTTATACGCTTCCTGTAGGGAGCGACTACTTCTGATATATTTCCTGTTTTACGAGGTACGGCGGCAAGGTTTTCAATCCTGTTATCCGCCATATCTCCATTCATGTTGTGTACAACCCAACCTTTAGGAATGGGGCCATGCTTTTCAGACCACGCTTTCCTTCT